TCAGCATACTGTCTTAGGTTTTCCCACTTCTCCGCACCTTTGTAATCAGCAGTTGCCTCTGCAAGATACTCTTGGAAATTATCCAAATCCATCGGATCGCATGGCTTACCTTGTTTCATATAGGTAGTCCACACATACTCCTTTTGATCGCTTAAACATTGCTGATCCGCACCACTTTCTAACCAACTATCATATTTACTCACGATACACCCCCTGTTTTCCAAACATACACAAACATAGCTGGTGCAAGCATAAGGATTGCTGCCACAGCTCCCCAAAATAAGTCCTTCCATTCGCCTTTGTAGTCTTTCATAATTCCCTTTCAAAGAATTCCCCCCGAAGGGGGATGTTAATTAATAAATTGATAAAGCTACTTTTTTTGCACAAGTAAAGCCAAATGGAAAATAACCTTGGCTATCTTCTGTTGGAACTACACCTTTTAAATAATATTTAGAAGTAACTGTACTTCCTTCAAGCCACACAGCTTTTGCTGTGTTTAATACTTTGCCACAGCAAGCACAGGTATCTGGGTCATCTTCTGTAGCGTTATTAAATTTAGGCTGTGCATCTAATTGTTGTTTGGTTACTTTCATTTTTATTCCCTTTCAAAGAAATAAGCGACATCGCTTATGTAGAACTATACAGATATTTGTAGAGATTTGTAGAATAATTACTAGGGATTTACCCTAATATCTACATTTGCCTGTAATGAGTGTAGAATCAAGGTTCTACAAAAGGAGAAGATATGGATACTGTTGTAAAAACACCACAGTTTGAGAAATTACTAGAGGCATTTGGTAGCTACAAGGACATATCGCAAAAGCTCGGTATTAAGTATGTAACTGTGTACGCCTGGTCAATGCGTAATAGCATCCCTAAAAAGCACCACCAAGCCATCATAGAAGCCTCTGAAGGCAAGATAACAGCAGAAGACCTTGCCTAACTACAATCAACGCACAATGGCTCTATTCGAGTCTAGGGGGTATAAATGCGAAGTGGTCGAATCCTACAACTCTTTTACAAAACGAAAAAAAGATATGTTTGGCATACTCGACATGGTGGCTATTGGAAACGAAGAAACACTCGGAATACAAATGACATCCAAAAGCAATATGTCCTCCAGAATAAAGAAGATCCAAGAAAGCGACTATTTTGTAGAACTACTAAGATCAAAATGGCGAATTATCGTTATCGGCTGGTTTAAAAAACCGAATGGCAGATATGACTATAAAGAATTTGAATTTTAAGGAAAACTAATGAAAGCATTTATTACTGGAATTAGCGGTCAAGATGGATCTTATTTGGCAGAGTTGTTGTTATTTAAAGGCTATGAAGTTCATGGCATGATTAGACGCATTAGCCAACCAAATTTATCTAATCTTAAAAATTGTTTGTCTGACATTACATTGCATACAGGTGATATGACTGATGGCACAAGTATTTTTAGGATTATTGAAAAAATAAAACCAAATGAAATTTACAATTTAGCTGCTATGTCGCAAGTTAGAGATTCTTACGACCATCCAGAAACAACCCAAGACATTAATGCTAATGGGCTTTTACGGATTATGGAAGCAGTTAAGGCTCTTAATTTAGACTGCAAGATTTACCAAGCCTGCTCTAGCGAAATGTTTGGTAAAGTTCAAGAAACACCACAAACAGAAACTACTAAGTTTTATCCAAGATCTCCATATGGAGCATCCAAAGTAGCTGCTTATGAAATGGCTAGGATTTGGCGAGAGGCTTATGGAATGAAGGTTTATTGCGGTATTTTGTTTAACCATGAAAGCCCTCGCAGGGGTGAAGCATTTTTATCCCGCAAAGTATGTAAAGCAGTTGCTGAGATTGCTTTGGGTCAAAGAGATAAATTAATTCTTGGAAATTTAGACGCTAAGAGAGATTGGGGATATGCAAAAGAATATGTAGAGTGGATTCATAGAATTATGCAGCACACAACTCCAGATGATTTTGTCATTGCAACAGGAGAGACTCATAGCGTTAAAGAATGGGTAGAGTTAGCATTTAGTTATGTTGGAATTAAAAACTGGGAAGATTATGTAGAATTTGATAAAAGTCTTACAAGACCAGCAGAGGTGGATTTGTTGATGGGAGATGCAAGTAAAAGTAAAAAGATTCTAGGATATGAACCTAAAACTAAATTTAAGGATTTGGTGGCTATTATGGTAGATGCAGAAATGCAGAAGTTAAATCCTGTGCATGAAGATAACAGAAGAAAACTAACTAGTTTTCCTGAAGCTAAAATGTTAGAAATAAAAGAGGATTGCATCCTTGGAAAACACTATCACAAGGTTAAAACAGAAAAGTTTATCCTTTGCCAAGGAAATGCATTACTTACAGTCAATGACCAAAATCCTATAGAAATGGAAATCGGCAAAATTTACACAATTAGCCCTGGTCAAATTCATACTTTTAAGATTAAAAAAGGCAGTATTTTAATAGGGTTAAATTCTAAACAATTTGATTCAACAGATGACTACAAGGAGTAAATTTAGTTTATAATTTAGTCAGCAGATTGATCCCTGTTTAGTAATCCACAAGACCCTATAGGGTAGCTTTGAGCATTTAGCAAAAGTCGTGGATTCTTTTGTTAAGTGGGATCAACTTAGAGCTACCTTATGGGGTTTTTCTATTTCTGCTCGCACTCCAGGCGAAACATAGTGCTTATATCGGCAGCGTGGAAGAAAAGATAGGCTCACTACTAGGATGGCAAGCCTCGCAGACTTAAATGGGTACTGCACAAATTTGTAGATCAAGGGTGATATATAAGTCTACAAATGATTGAACATTATCTTAGGAAGGATTAGTCTGGTAACAGATGGATCAGGTTGATAAGGCATATCACCTAAAGTAGAGTATTGTCTAAAAGTGCATGAATTTTTAATAAAACAAAATGTTGACTATATTACATAAGCATCTACATAATGTAACAAATATATTACCTATAGGTATCTAAAGTAACAAATATATTAACTTATAAGTTATGACAGAAGAAGAATACAAGACCCAAGCTTTAACCTTTTTAGAGAAAGAAACTAGATTCCCTTGTCATGCTTATCCTTGTCTGACAGACGATCAAGGACATGGGTTCGATCAACACTATGTTTACCATGTAGCCTGGGCAGCAAGAAAGATTGCAGAGATTAACCCTCTACACCATACAGACATTAGCTCATCTCTACACCTTTGTACGACAGTAGCAGCACATACACCTACAACCTACCTAGATTACCGAGTACCAGAGCTTTATGTAGAAAATCTATCAGTTGGACAAATTGATATTGCAAATCAATCTATCGAGCCTGTAGAATCTTTATCATGCTGTCATGTAGTAGAACACATAGGGCTAGGTCGATACGGAGATAAACTAGACAATGAAGGCGATATTCAGGCAATCCAAAACCTCAAGAACAGCACCTACAAGCATCTTTTATTCGTTGTTCCTGTGGGTGAGCCTAGTGTGTATTTCAATGCACATAGAGTCTATAGCCCTGTCTACATATCCTCTTTATTTACAGGATTTGTTTGTAGGGAGTTCTACCTCATCCCTAATAACGGACAGCAGCCAGTTATTACAGAGATAGCAGAAATAGACTTACCTTATGCTTGTGGGTGTTTTCATTTTATAAAGACTTAATATGCCAGACATCACGATGTGTTTAGACCACAACTGTAGTAAAAAAAATACTTGTTATAGGTATCTTGCCAAACCATCTACATATCAGTCATACTTTGTAGGTAGTCCAAGAAACGATAACAGTTGTAAGCAGTATTGGGAGAATCTAGCCCAACAGATAACACAAGCCTTAGAAAGGGGAAAAAATGATTCATTATCATGGGCTACCAATAACGCCAGCCACAGTTGCTAATTACGCTGTGCAAGCTGGTCATGCGTTTGTGTCTTTTGCCCATTCTGACCAAGTTGGTACGGCTATTGAAGTCTGCCAATCCTTTGCTTTAGATAACGGGGCTTTTAGTGCTTGGAAATCAGGCAAACCCATTAAAGATTGGACTGAGTTCTACGATTGGGCATTAAACCTTAAAAAAGTCCCATCGTGTGATTTTGCGGTTATTCCTGATGTCATTGATGGAACGGAAGCTGACAACGATGCTTTACTTCAAGATTGCCCATTACCACATTGGTTTGGCTCTCCTGTATGGCATTTGCACGAATCTTTAGAAAGACTAGAGCAGTTGGCTAATACCTATGTGCGTGTCTGTTTAGGCAGTTCAGGCGAATATGCCACAGTTGGCACTAACGCTTGGTGGTCTAGGATGGGTGAAGCAATGCGAGTTATTTGCGATGACATGGGCAGACCTATTTGTAAGTTACATGGATTGCGGATGTTAGACCCCGCAGTATTTACTAAGTTTCCATTTAGCTCTACAGACAGCACTAATATTGGCAGAAATGTAGGAATTGACAAACATTGGAAAAACGGCAATTATCCACCACCTACTAAAGAAGCTAGGGCACAGGTTATGCGAGCTAGAATTGAAGCTCACAATGCCCCGCCAGTATGGAACTTTATGCAAGTAGAACAGGATGGTTTATTTTGAAGCTAACACAAACATTCTTTTTTGATGCTGCACACACCCTAAACAGGGTAGTCAATGTTTACGACCACCTTAAATCTAAAAACATACATGGGCACACTTACCACGCCAGTATTTCGATAGAAGGCGAACCAAATGAAAACGGCATGGTTAGGGATTTTGGGGATATAAAACACGCTGTAGATGCTATACGCTACGCTTTAGACCACGAGTTGTTAGACAATGTGCCTGAACTTGGTATTCCAACCTTAGAAAACCTGTGCTTATTTATTGCCAAAAAACTTAAAAACATTGGCGTTACTGAGGTTAGCGTAGAACGCAAAGCATCAGGTGATAAATGCACATTGGTGGTGAAATGAGTGGCTGGTTAATTATTGTAACTGCATTAATTTATACCTATATAGGTATAGAACAATGTTTTAAGGGTAATGTGCCAATGGCAGTTGTATATACAGGATATGCGTTTAGTAATGTTGGGCTTTACATCTTGGCGAGTAAATAATGCATTGGAATCATAGAGTGGTAGACTTTTCAGACGAAAACGATGGAGAATCTTGGGTCGAGGTTTGCGAAGTTTTCTACGATAAGAACCATGAGCCTTATCTGTACACAGCAAGAGGTGTCGGTGTGATGGGAGAAGATATAGAGGAAGTAAAGCAGAATCTGTATAGAATGTTAGATTGCTTAAATAAGCCAGTTCTTATGAAGGCAGACTTTAATAAAAACATAAAGGTGTGGGTGGATGAAGATACAAGTCAAGATAGTTAAAGAGTTGCCAGATGGATCGGCAGAGGCTGAACTCACGATGGATAAGGCAGGGCATAAGTTTATTATGCAAGCAGGGTTTGAGGCAGTAATGGAAAGTGCTATAAACGAAAGGAAAAGGGAAAATGACATTCGAGAACTTTTGGCAGCAATACCCCAAAACGAAACCAAAAAGAAAAAAGGTAGTAAAATAAACGAAACCCCAAAGGTTCGCTAAAACCAATGGGGTCTCTAACCACCACAACTAGACAGGAGTTGCTATGGCTGCAAAAGATTTTACATTACTCGATATATATTTACACAATATCTTTTATTACAAAGATGGATCTTTGTATTGGAAAATATCAAAATCAAAAGTAACCAAAGATAAAAAAGCTGGATGGATTCAAAAAAATGGTTACGATAAAGTAGAACTATTTGGACAAACATATTGCCAACATAGAGTTATATTTTTAATGCACTATGGTTATTTGCCTAAAGTTGTGGATCACATTGATGGCAACAAACACAATAACAAAATAGAAAATTTAAGAGCAGCAGACCATTCTAAAAACGCTTTGTATGCTAGAAAAAAATCACATAACACAAGCGGTGTAAAAGGTGTTCATTTTTGTAAACAATCTAGCAAATGGAAGGCGAGAATATGTATCGATGGGAAAAGAAAATTATTAGGATTGTTTAATGATTTAGAATTAGCAGAATTGGTTATGATGGAAGCAAGAGAAAAGTATCATGGAGAGTTTGCACATCATGGCTAATTTTAATGAATTTTGGAGTATCTACCCTCGTAAAGTTGGTCGCTTAACAGCAAAAAGATCGTGGGAAAAACTAAGTCAGGAAAACCAACAAAAGGCACTAGAGGCAATAGTAGAGCATCGTAAGTATTGGTCAGCAAAGGGTACTGATTGGGAGTTTATCCCTCATGCAAGCACCTGGCTAAACCAAGAGAGGTTCGAGGATGAGCTTGTAGTAGAAAATAAAAAGCCACCATTACCTTGGTATGCAAGCGATGAACTTACTTTAGCCAAAGGCAGAGAGTTAGGATTAAACCCATATGCAGGAGAAACTTTCGCCCAGTTTAGAGCCAGACTTTCGGCAAAGATCGGCAGTACGGCAACTCTGTAAGTGGCGATCCGATTGGGGTCTGACAAAGTGGAGAAAGTATTTATCAGACCATACGATAGATAAAGACCTATTAGTCCTATATGGGGAACAATGGGCTAAAGGGAATAAAGGAGAATGGGGAAAATGGATATAGAACCAACAAAGGCAGTAGAGTACATAATGAAGTATTCAGGCGATTTTGCTAGAGCTAAGGCAAACAGAATTTACCTTGAGAACTTCCTAAAGTCTAAGCGTAGTATTCTCATGTCGAAGTCATCGGCTAAGTCTGTCGCAGCAGCAGAAGTAGATGCGTATGCTGACCCTGAGTATATTGGCTTACTAGAGGGCTTAAAAGAGGCTGTGGAGTGCGAGGAGAAGATCAAATGGATGCTAACCGCAGCCCAACTCAAAGTCGAGATATGGCGCAGTTTAGAGGCTACCAATCGATCTGTAGATAATCATGCTCGATAGCGACTTTGTTTACATCTGGGCATTGATAGTGTTTCTTATTGTTTACATTTCTATACGGATTGGTACAGAATAGTGGACTCTACAAACTACAACCTATACCTTAATAGGTATAAAGAGATGCTAAAGACAGCACACCATTTATCTCAGTTGCTAAAGAAAACAAGAGAAGAAAACGAATACCTTAAAAAATGTATAGAAACAAAAAACTCCTAGAAATCGCTAGACTATTACCATGTCAACATTGCGGGATAGAAGATGGAACTGTCGTGGCTGCACATTCCAACCAGCTCAGAGATGGAAAAGGTCGTGGACTTAAGTCATCCGATTTTCGCATTGCCAGCCTCTGTTTTCGCTGCCATGCGGAAGCCGATACATCTAGCACACTTACAAAAGTCGCAAGGATTGAGATGTGGGAACAGGCGCACCGAGCAACGATTGGTGAACTTTTTGAACGAG